ACAGTGTCCAATGGAGCAGTTAGTAAGATAACAGTAACCAATTATGGTTTGGGTTATCGCTGGGCAAATGTAACAATAACTGGAACTGGCAAAGGAGCCACTGCTAGAGCAGTTCGTGCTCCATATGGAGGACATGGTAAAGATCCAATTAATGGTATGTTTGCTAGAACATTAATGTTTTATACAAATATTTCCAAAGACGCAAATCAAGGGTTTACTGTAAATAATGACTTCCGACAAATTGGAATTATTAAAAATCCTCGTCAGTTCGGAGAATATGGAAATCTTAAAAGTTCAATAGCGTCAGCTTGTTATGTATTAACTGGCACTGTAAACACAACTCAGTTTTTGCCAGATATGACAATATATTTGGGATCTTTAACTGGCAGAAAATTTAGAATAGTTTCTGTCACTAGCACTGGAATGTTAGTCCAGTCTTTAGAAAACGCAGTTCCGACCATCGGTGCTACATTTTTAAATGATTCATCAAATACATTTGGTGTGGCTGGAGTTACCCCACCTACAGCAGATAAATATTCTGGTGACTTGTTGTTTATTGATAATAAACAAGCATTCACTCCTACTGCAGACCAAACAGTTACTATTAGAACAGTTATTAGGTTCTAATAAATAAGTAAATAACAAAGAGAAGAGTACAATGATCGATTTTAATACCGAACCGTATAATGATGATTATGACGAAGATAAGAATTTTTATAGAATTCTATTTCGTCCCAGCTTTGCTGTTCAGGCTAGAGAGTTAACACAACTCCAAACGATTCTTCAAAAACAAATTGCTAGACATGGCGATGCTATTTTTAAACAGGGTGCCATGGTTATCCCTGGACAAGCATCAGTTGAATCTATTGGTCAGTCAAACACCAAAGGTGCAGATTATGTTAAATTAACTGCCTCTTACAATGGTGTTGCAGTTGAAACTTTTATCAACAATCTTGAAGGTCAAACTATTGTTGGTTCTAGTGGCGTTAAAGCATTAATCGTAAAAGTTCAAAGTGCAGAAGCGTCTGATCCAACTACTCTTTATGTTCGTTATTTAAATTCTGGTACAAACAATACAACCAAAACTTTCTCGAATTCAGAGGTATTAACAACTTCTAGTGGTACATATTCGTTCCAAGCACAAACTTCTGGAGCAATAGGCAAAGGTTCTCTTGCAACAGTTGAACGAGGTGTTTACTATGTTAATGAACATTTCGTTCTTGTTGAAAAACAGACCATTGTTCTCGATAAGTATAGCAATGCTCCTACATATAGAGTAGGTTTGCTTGTTGAAGAAAGTGTAAAAACTCCAGAACAAGATGAGAGTTTACTAGACAATGCTCAGAATAGTTTTAACTTTGCTGCTCCAGGTGCACATCGTTACTATATTAATTTAATACTTACAAAGAAAAGTATTACTGATACTTCTGATCAAGATTTCGTAGAACTAATTAGAGTTACTGATGGTGTTATTAAAACCATTGTTGACGAAACACAATACTCTAGAATAGCAAAAGAACTTGCTGATAGAACTTATGATGAGTCTGGTGACTATACTGTTCGTGCTTTTGAAATAGATGTCAGAGAACATAGAAACAACAATCGTGGAGCATGGGCTTCTGGTGTTGCATATTTAATTGGTGATGTAGTTACCAATGGTGGAAATACATATTTTGCTAAAAATTCTGCTACTTCAGTAAATACTGCACCTGTTCATACTAGTGGCACTGCTACTGACGGATCTAATGGTGTTACATGGGAATATACTGAATCACCAGTATACAATCGTGGTGTTTACAAACCAGAAAATGGTGGTGACGAGACTAAACTTGCTGTCGGACTAGAAGCTGGTAAAGCATATGTCCGTGGTTATGAAATTAAGAAAGACTCTACTACATATGTTAATGTAGATAAAGCAAGAACATTTGCAAATGCTGTTAATGCAGTTGTCCCAGCACCAATTGGTAATTATGTTTTGGTTACCAATGTTAATAATGCTCCTCCAATTGACAGTCTAGATACGATAACTTTATACAATAGACCTACTGGTTCTGGTTCCAGAGGAGCAGTTCCACCTAGTGCATTAATTGTTGGTTATGCTCGTGCTCGTTTTATAGAGTGGCATGATATTCTTCCATTTGGTAGTACATCAAAATATAAGTTAGGATTGTTTGATGTGCAACTAAATCCAGGATACGATTTTGCCAGAGATGTTAAATCATTCTACTACAATATTTCTGGTGATCCTAATTTAAGTTTTACTGCTGATGTAGACCCTGTAGATACTGTATTAAATCAACCTATTGGTTCTGTTACTGCAGCAGGAACTACCGTAACAGGTAATGGAACTTCATTCCAGTCAGATTTACGAGCAGGTGATTACATATCTGTTGCTGGATCTTTGTATCGTGTTAATTCTATTGCTTCCCAGACTTCACTAACTCTAGATTCATCTCTAACTGCTACAAACTCTGCATATATTTTAGTTAAAACTAAACTATATGAAACTCAATACGCAGGTTTAGTATATTCTCTACCTTATAGCGCAGTTCGTTCTATTCGTAATTCTGGTGGAACTAACGATACTTCATTTACTGTATATCAGAAATTTACAGCAACTGCTTCTGGCACATCATTAGTTATTTCAACTAGTGGAACATTTGCTTCTGCATTAGAGACAGATAATTTTATCTGCGTAGATAATGATGCTACTGCTGGTGGAACAATATTCACTCCGACAGCAATTTCAATTTCTGGCTCTAATGCTACTATTACCGTACCAGCTGGACAGTCTGGCAGATCTATAACTGTTATTGCAGCAGTTATTAGAAATGGTGGTGGATATGAAAAGACTAAAGTATTGACCACTGTTACTGGTGCATTGGCAACTAATACATTTACAACAGCTGCAGCAGCGCAAGCGTCTTCTATTGTATTAGAGCATGCTGACTTGCATAGAATCATCAGCATTAAAATGGCTCCAACTGTTGCATTTGGTTCTACTCCAACTAATGCACAATACACTCAAGATATTTCAGATAGATTTGAGATTGATAATGGTCAAAGATCTACACATTATGACCTTGCTCGTTTAATATTGAAACCATCTTATAGTCCTCCAACTAATCCGTTCAGAGTAGAGTATGAATACTTTGAACACCAGTCAGGTGATTATATTGATGTCAATTCTTATTCAAATGTTGACTATAAAGCAATTCCAGCAAACCTAAGAGACTCTATTGATTTTAGACCAAAGGTTGCAAACAAATCAGTAACTACAAACTGGGAATTCGGAAGAAGAACATTTAGTGGAACAGGATCTTCTTTATCTGGTTGCCCAAAAAGAGGTGAAGATTTAGAAGTTGATTTTAGTTATTATCTTTCTAGAAATGATAAAATTGCTATCGATCCAAGTGGAAAGTTTTTTGCAGTAAATGGAGTACCAGCTGTTACTCCAGGAGCACCAGAAAATCCATCTATTGGAATGACATTATATAATCTTGGTATTAGTGCGTATACTTTTGATACATCATCTACTCAAGTTGTTGTTAACAAAGTTGAAAACAAACGCTATACTATGCGTGATATTGGAAAACTTGAGAAGAGAATTGACAACTTAGAATACTATACATCTCTTTCTTTATTAGAACAAGATACACAATCCTTAAAAATTACAGACTCATACGGATTAGATCGTATGAAGAATGGATTTGTTGTTGACAATTTTACTGGTACGGGTATTGGAGAAACTACTTCTCCAGATTACTACTGTGCTATCGATATGTCAAATAAACAGCTTCGTCCATTCTATTCAATGGCTAACATTAATTTGTTAGAGAAGAATTCTAATGACGCTGCAAGAACATCATCTCAATATAAATTGTGGGGAGATATTGCAACTCTTCCATTAAATGCGACTACACCGCATGTAGAATTAGTTAAACAAACATATGCTTCTCGTTTGGAAAATGTTAATCCATTTGCTATCTTTACATTCTTAGGTGATGTTAAACTCAATCCACCATCTGATGAGTGGTTTGAAACAGAAAGAATGCCAGATATTGTCCAACAGGTTGAAGGTAATTATCAATTAATTAAAACAATTGCTGAAAAATCTGGAGTCTTGGGAACTGTATGGAATGCTTGGCAGAATGAGTGGACAGGTGTTCCATATGATACTGTCACAACAACTAGAACTGTTGCTACTGGCGCACAAGTTGGTAACATCTCAAATACTTTTGAGACTACAGCTACATTTATTCCACAAACTAGAACAGGTTTAAATACTTCATTAGCTCTTAAAACTGATTATGAAGAAGTAGCAGATAGAACTGTTTCTACTACTGTTATTCCATATATCCGTTCTAGAAATATTTTAGTGCAATCTAAAGTATTAAAACCAAATACTAGATTTTATGCATACTTTGATGATATTGATATTTCATCTTATATCACTCCTGCGACAAAAATTGTTTATACGCTATCTTCTGGCTCATTCGATGACAGCACAAATGTTGGTGGTGTAGCCAGTGAAACAAAACGAAGAATCAATGGAGATTCTCAAATTTGTTTGAATAAGGGTGATGTTATTAGCAACGCAAGTAATACCGCTTCTGCTGTAGTTGTTGGTAAATTTATAGATCCAGATACAGGTGCTTTAACTTTAGAAGTATTGAATGTTATTGGAACTTTTAGCGCAGGACAAGTTATTACTGGATCTCCTAGTAATGCACAAGGAACTATTGTATCTGTAACTACACCAACTACTTTAATTACCGATAAGAATGGACAATTGAATTTCTTATTCAATATTCCAAATACTGAAGCTGTTAGATTCCGTACTGGCTCTAAAGAATTGAAACTTATTGATGCAGCAACTTCTACTGGTCAGTGGACTTCTCGTGGTCGTGCGCAATATCGTGCGCAAGGTATTTTAGAGACTAAACAAAAGACTATTAACGCAGTTCGTAATGCTGAGTTAGTTCAAACAACTATTGGTCCAAATGATGACCCAGCAGCAAGACAAACTATTGTTCAATATACTGATAGATTAATTTCTAGACAGTGGTATGATCCTTTGGCACAATCTTTCTTGGTTGAACAAAAAGGAGGAGCATTCTTAACTAAAGTTGACATTTATTTTGCTACCAAAGATGCAGCTATTCCTGTGACTCTTGATATTAGAGATATGGTCAACGGAACTCCAGGACAAAATGTATTGCCATTTAGTAAAGTCACACTAACACCAGACAAGGTAAACCTTTCTGGAAATACTGTTACAGTTGATGGTGCGTTATATCCAACATTTGATACTCCTACTACCTTTACATTTGAATCTCCAGTTTATGTTCAAGAAGGTCAAGAGTACTGTTTTGTTCTAGTTTCTGATTCAAACAATTATAAAGTTTGGACATCGTATGTTGGTGATACTATTCCAGACTCAAGCAGAACTATCTCAGAACAACCATACGCTGGCGTAATGTTTAAATCGCAGAATGCTTCTACATGGACAGCAGAACAAAATCAAGATATTAAGTTTACTATCTGGCGTGCAAAATTTGATACCAGCAAAGTTTCTAGTTTAGATTTTGTTAATGATGTGGTTCCTTATTACAATCTAGAGAAGAATCCAATTCAAACTGTTTCTGGATCTAACACTGTTCGTATTTGGCATCAAGACCATGGTATGCATGTAAATTCTAGAGTTAACATCAAAGGTGTTGCTGCTGCTGTTAACGGTATACCTGCAGCTGAAATAAATGGCGATAAAATAATTTCTAATGTAGATTTAGATTGCTATACTATTACTACCACTACTAACGCTACTGCTTCTGGTTATGGTGGTGGATCTGCAGTATATGCAACAAGAAATATTCAATATAATGTGGTTCACCCAATTATAGAAACTCAAACATTCTCTGACACAAATATTTCTTATACATTGACATCTACCTCTGGAAAGTCTATAGATGGAAGCGAATCTCCTTATGTTGTAGATTCAACAGCGACTGGATGTTTAGTTAAAGAAAACAACTACTTTGCGTCTCCTAGACTTATTGCTTCAGAAATAAATGAGAATAATCTCATGTCTTCTGTTAAGTCTCTAAATGTAAATGTTAGAATGACATCTACTAATGACTCGCTATCACCAGTAGTTGATACTACTCGTGCTAGTTTGGCGTGCATTTCTAATAAGATTAACTATCCTACAGAAGCTAATACTAATGTAGCTGCACTAGATCTTAAGACTGTGTTCACACATACTACTGGTGCGTTTACTTTTGGAAATGTAGGTTCTGTTTGGGCAGCTTCTACAGCAGTGACTTCTGGTTCTTATGTATATCACAATAACAATCTGTATAAAGTTACTGTTGCTGGTACTACTGGAACTGCTGCTCCTATACACACTTCTGGTTTTGCTACTAATGGTACTGCTGTATTAACATACGATGGAAATCCAGGTACAATAACTTCTACAGTTTCTGCTGTTAGAATTGCAGCAAACGCTATAACTGTTGGTAAATATGTTACTATTTCTGGATCTACCAGCAACAATGGAACTTTCTTGGTAACTGGTATTTCAGATGACGGAACTACCACTACTATCACTTTCCAAACAACATTCACTGCGGGAGCATCTAATGCTGGTGCTACTGTTCAGTTAAGAGAGTTGTTCGCTGATGAAATTGCTCCAGTTGGATCCTCTACAGTTAGCAAATATGTTACAAAACCAATTAAACTTGCGAACGATTCGTCTAACCTAACTATTAGATTCGGGGCTAATATTCCGAATGGATCTGATATTCAGGTATATTATAAGGCTGGCAAGGGTGATTCTAAAGCACTAAGAACGACTAAATATACATTAGCTAACCCAGACGCTGCTCTGGTTAATGTAGAACTAGGTAATGAGAAATTCTCAGACTGCACTTACACTATCAATAATATGACTGC